TAAGCAAAGCTTTCTTCATCTTCTCTAGCATGTTTTCGCACGACATTTTAGACACCTCCTCTACTCGTTAGAATATTCTTCCTATTACTCTTAAACGGAAGGACCCGCCTTCATACAAAAGAAAAAGAATCTCTCCTTATTCAAAATGTATTGCGACTAGCGACTTATCAAGGTTAGCGGGCACTCCTCCGTGTTTCGACCTATGGTCTATTCTCCGTCATCAGGATTTTCTGGATCAGGAGTTACAGGTTCTTCAGGTTGAGCTGCGTTTGAGCTAGCTTTTTTAACTCTTAAGAAACCTTTGTAGCCGATGACGTTACCACCAGTGAAGACAGAAGCCTTATAGCAGATAATGCCATCTTTGAATTTATAATCAGTGGATTTGGCTACTTCTACACCACTGAAGATTGGGACTTCGTAGTTAGCGAGTGGACCATAGGCGATACCATATTCACCAGCTTGAGTACTTGCAGCAGAAATCGCTTTACAGTGACTGGAGATAATGAATGGGATACCATCAATGGTTTTTGCTTTATAGTCAACGTTATAGACTTTTCTACCTTCAGCGGTTCTTAAACCAGCAAAGGCTCTTAAGTCGTTCTTGTTGAGGATGAGGACACAGCCACCTTCGACTTCTTCATCACCGCCATAGGCGTAGACAATTTCATCAAGAGTATTTTCGTCGATTGCACTGAGTTCTAAATCAGTGGCATCTGCTAAAGCTTCACAGTTAGCAGAGAAGATACCTTTGAAAGTGTTTGTGGTTCCTGCACCACGAAGGATTTGTTCGGAGATTTTCTTTCTTAAAGCGATATTAACACCCTTTAAAACTTCTCCTTGGTAATCGGCCGCTGGAAGTTTCTCTAACTCTTCGGTGATTTCTGCATAAGCAGTAACTTTGACTTTGGAGATTGTTAAATAACCAAATTCTGGTTCTGCTGTGGTATAAGGATCACCTTCAGCGGTAAGACCGCCAGTGCCATGAGATTTCACGAATGATTTCTTATAGGTTTCGCCACCTTTAAGATTTACAGTGTGAACTTGTTCAACTAACGTGGAAACTTCTCTAAATGGATATGGTGAGATTTTGTCATCAACATGTTCTGGTAAAAGGACACCATCAGCGGTAACGGTAACAGTACGGCCTTCTTTTAAGGCTTGGCCTCTTGCTTCCATTTCAGCAGTTTCTTCTGTTGATTTGGTTTCAATGACGTCTTTAACTTCGAATTTACCTCTCATAGCGAGTTTCTTTTCGATAGCTTTGCGTTCATTGGTGAGTTCGTCTACTTCTTTATCGTAAGCGGATAATTTTTCGACATCGGTTTCGGAATCAACTAAGCCACGAATTTCTTCAATACGTGCTTTGATTTCCTTTAAACGTAATTCAAGATTCATAAAATGAATTCCTCCTAGATTTTGGTTTTGATTTTTAGTCTCTTTACTAAGACTGTTCTACGTTCTAAGTTCTCTGCATCATCCAATGCCTTTAGTTCAGCATCCGCCAACTCTAAAGAACGAGCACTTGCTTGGATAGAAGTTTGGTCGTAGGCAGGCAAGTCCACAACACTTACATCAAAGAGCCTATCAATGCCTGTAATAGTTCTTTTTGGAAGCTTACCGCTTTTATCCCAGCTTTGACTTTTAACAGTGAAAGCAAATGACATCTTGTCTAATAGTCCAGCTTCGATACATTTGAAGATGTCTCTATTGCTGGTTGTGTCGATGAGTTCGGCATGGATCTTCAAGCCTTTTTCATCAACTTCTAAAGAAAGAGAACCATTTCTGGTCCTCGCAATAATGAGTGTGCTGTCGTTATGGTTGTACTTAAACGGCACATCTTTCATATTTGTTTCTTTTAATGCTTGTGCATCGATGACTTCTGTAAAACCATGTTCCTCTGTGCCAATGAGCGTTTCCTCATTGAACACGATCGCATAGCCTTCCACTATCATCTTCTTGTTTTCTTCATCCGCTCTGCTCTCGAGAGATGAGAATCTAACTTCTTTATTCATCTTTGTCGATTTCCTCCTTGGATTTAGGTTTCTTAAAGAATTTATCAAGTTGATATTCGTTAGCTTTATCAGCATCAACATAGTTGAGTGATTGCAAACGTCTACTACCACCCTCAATAGGTTCAAAGCCAAGTAAAGCTCTGGATTCGTTGAGAGAAAGTATGCCAAGACCCATAAGCTTTTCTATGGCTTGGACTTTGGTATTCCACGAAGCATATTGAAGCCTCTCGGAGTAAAAGATGATTTGCTCACCTTTCTCGAGCTGGCCTCTTGTTAATAATGCTTTAGAGAACGTCTCTGATAAGGAGATTGCTATGCCCTCAATAACAGATTCATAAAAAGCGTTATATTCGTTTTCGTTGTATTTGTTATCAAAGATAGTGTCACTCACACCAAAATAAGAGATGATCTTCTTTTGTAAGAAAGTGAGTGTCGTACTGTCCACTAACTTAGGGTCAGTACTAAGCGGCACATAGTCACTCTTTAAATCAACAGGGACAATGGAACTACCACCATCACTAGTTGCCTCTTTTAAAGCATCATCAAACTCTTTCTTTTGAGCGGTTTTATCTTTTTCAGATAAGATTCCATTTATTTTTAATAAACCTTTGATTTGGAAGCTTGTTTTAATAGCGTTATCCAAACCCTGAAGGACGGAATCATTAATTTTGATTGTCTTTAATAATGCGGCATGATCACTAATAGCACCATTGCCACCAAAGACATCATTCATTCCATAGAATCTGCGAAGATGAATAACGGACTCGAATGGAAGTGTGAAACCTTTTTTATCAGAAAAATAAAAGCGGAGATACATCGCTCCACTCTCATCTTTAAGGACCTCAACCGATGTCGGTTTTAATGGCCAAAGCTCCTTGAGCTCATAGGTTTCATAATCGTAAACTGGATAAATAAACGCATTGTTATTTAAGTAAAGAAGAGTCACAACTCGATAGATAAAATCGTAAGGTGTCATTAAAGGGTTAGGTTGAAATTTTAGCAGATAACATAAGTTACCGTTTTTTTCTAACACCGTTTTATCATCTTGAGTTTTAACATATCTTGGCTTTAGTTTTGCTGCATGAGTAGCAATTCGATCAATGCAGATCTTTACCACATCCGACATGTTGATATTGCTTCCAAAGTCTTGAAAGATATCTAATGTCGATTTAAAGACTCGAGCATCATAGTTAACAGGAGCCACTACTTTTTTCTTGCGTTTAAAAATGTCAAAGAATGCCATAGCTACCTCCTAACTAATTAAATTCTCATAGTCTGTCTTGTATCGAGTAAGGACGGCATAAGCGATAATCAACGCCACGCATCCATCGATTCTTTTTAATTTGCTGTTTAGCTTGCTAGGCTGAATGTTTCCATTAAGGTCTACTTTTGCCTGAGTATTTGCTAAATTCCACTTTAATATTGGGTTATTATTATAGATAACTAATTTGTTTTTAAGGTCACCTTCTAGCTGTTTCATTGGTTCAGATAAGGTGTATATGCCTTGTCTTATTTTCTCCATTGTGAATCCAGCTTCTTCCATTTCCTTAACCCAGTACTGAGAATTCCATGGATCATAACCTATAAAAATTGGGCGAATACCATACTCCCTCACCATTTGGATGAACCATTCGGTGACATGATGGAAGTCGTTTTGGTTGCCGTTAGTCAAAGTGATTAATCCTTTTTTAACCCAAACATCATATGGAATCTTATCTTCCTCCACTCTCTTTTTAACTAGTTCGCTAGGCATAAAGAAATGTGGGAGAACGTACTTCTTGCCGTTTTTTATAATAAGCAAGACTGCTGCAGTTAGGTCCGTTGTAGAAGAAAGATCAACTCCACCAATAGCATAGCTGTCTCTAATGTCGGACATCTTATACGTGGTTTCATTATTTAACTCTGCATACGTTAACCATGAACCGCTTTCGATTTGTTTGATGTTAAAGTCCTTACAAAGCATCGTCACTTTAGTGGCTAAGTCATTTCTCGCTTTATTCATGACATCATCGAAATAAGACTTTGTCTTGATGGTGCCTAAGCTAGGATTTGATTTCTGCCAACTCGATGGATCGTTAAAGACTTCATCAATCGAATCTTGTGTGTAAAGCCACGGAAGGATTCTTTCATCTTCAATCTCACCTTTTATCATCTTTCTGACGTATGCAAGTTTGTTATCTAGAAAGCCATCAACTGTGGTTCCTTCTGTGGTAATGATGAAGATTAAAGGTTCTTTCTTTGTAGATTGAGATTGCTTTATAGCATCGTAGACTTTTGAGTCGGTCATTTCGTGGACCTCGTCAATACATCCAACCTCGATGTTATAACCATCTTTGTTTCTACTTTGAGCGGAGAGCTTTTTAATCTTATTTTTGTTCTTAGGAGAATAGATGTAGAAAATATTCTTTTTCGAACGTTTTTCGTTTCGTAGAACTTTGCTCTGTTCACGCATGTTGTTTATTTCTTCAAATAGGATGCTCGCCTGATCGTTCGTGTTAGATGCACAAACAATGTCGGTGCCACCACTACTTAAGAAAAATTCAGCAAGGTCAATGCCGGCAATAAATGTAGTCTTACCGTTTTTACGAGCAATGAGGAGTAAGGCTTCGTTAAATCTTCTTAGACCGGTCTCTTTCATTTTGAAACCGTATGCACATTCTAAGAATGCCTTTTCCCAAAGCTCTAAGATAAATGGTTGGCCATTAAATGGTGACTTAGTGTGCTTACAAAATCTTTCAATAAACTCGATTCTTATTTGTCCTGGTCTTTCATCATAGATATAACGAGGATCATTCAAATCGTTTTTTAAGCGTTTTAAGACACTTTTTAGTTCTTGACCAGCAATTACTCGCCCCGACTCTATTTCGTCGATATAGGATAGTAAAAAACTCATTCTTCGGTATCTTCTTCCGTTTTGATAGGCACTGGAATCTCGTGATAATGAATTTCGGAGTCCTTTTTACCTAAAATGAGCTTCTTGCCTAATATAGAGCCGTCAGTAACACTTTGGATAACACAGCCATTTTTAGCGACTAAGACTTTTCTACCTTTTTCGATAATTGTTTCCATGTTAATCACCCTCCCTCACGATGCTGAATGTTCTATTTGTTCCAACATTGTTTGTGGAATATGTTTTGAGCTTAACGGTTGATGCTTCACCACTACTGAATGAAATAACACCTGTATCATTAATGACTTGACCAACTGGTACAGGCATGAAGTTACCCCAAGCACTTGGAATGTAATCACCACCAGAGATATCAATCTTGAAGGTTGTATCTGAGAGGTATTCGTAGGTAAAGTTAACCGCATTGGCATCAATCATAATGCAACCAAATCCAACGCTGAATTCGAGGTCAATAGAAATTGAGCTATTCTCGTAATGGAAGAACTTTCCTGCTAGAGGATCGTTTGCTCCAACGATACCGATAGTCCAGTTTTTATTTATTGCGATATCTAAGTCCTCTTCCTCTAATCTGTCATAGACAACTTGATGGATAGAGATGACTTTAGATGCCTGACCTGATAAATCCTTCAGGTTTCTAAACATTTGGATGACTGACTCTCTGGTCAATGAGGTGCAGTTACCAAAGTTAGCGTTCACGTTGAAATTACTTTGTAAAGAGATCTTAGTTAGCAACGGACAATCCTGAATTGCTTCCATAGGGATAGCAACATTAATTGTGTTAGGGAACCAAATTTCATTTAATTGAGGGCATCCCTTAACAACTGCAGTACCACCGCTGAATGATTGGAGTCTATCAGGTAAATAGAGCTTTTTGAGTTTTGGAATGTTCCAGAATGCATAGGATGTGAGAGTTCTTAAATTTGACTCAGCACCAAAGGTGACATACTCGCATCCGCATCCGCTTAAGTTATATTGACCCCAAGTCGATAAGGAAGATGGGAAGTTAATATCATCTAAGTTCTCGATACGGTAGAGAGCATAGTTTTCTAAAGTAGCTAACTGACTACCGGGTTCGAATTCAATATGCGTACAACCACTTTGATAAAAAGCATGTTGTTTAATTGTGGTCACTGTATAAGGAACACTAACCGTGAATTCGTTTGTGGCTTCTGCTAAAAAGTTAGTGGTAATAAAACCAACACCCTCAGGTATTTCAAAGTGATCAAATGATCCTTCGACTAATTGTGAGAGCATCTTAAACTCTTCTGAAGTATGAATGATTCCTAAGTTTCCTTTAAGGACTGTCGCCACAATTGGCTCGGATGCATAGATGTAGTTAGCTGTGATCGTACTATCACTATTAGCGACTTCATCACATGCGACAAAGCTCATCTCCCATGCACCTTCATAAGCTGTGATGGCTTTAGGGATTTCGAATTCATTATTATGAACCCTATAGAGGTAGGTCGCTCTTGCATGAGTGAATTTTAAGTAATGATAAGTACTATCAATTTCTGCATCCACCTCAAATAAGAGTTTTACTCTTTTAGATTCACGATAGACGGATATTTCAAATGGTTCTACATCTGATGTAAGTTTACCGTCTTTACCAACATGGATATTAATTTCATATGCCATTTGAATTATCCTCCTAAAGATTTCATAAAATTATCGAACTCATCATCTTCATCTACAGCATTTCTACCAAGGATGGAGTTGAGTGTTTTAATTACGGTTTGGTATACCGCTAAAGAGGTGAGGAAAGTTTTATAAGAAACAGTTTCTCTAAACTCACCATTTTTAACTTGGACCGCACCATAGGTTGTTACTTGCTTTTGTAGTTCATCTAACTGAACCTTTAAAAAAGCCGCTTTGTGCAGCAGCTCATCAACTAGTTTTGTTTTTGTTTCATCAACATCTTTGAATAGAGCAAGTAGTCGCTCGTATTCTTTTCGTACAGCAGTTACGTCCACGAGTTTTCCTCCTCTAAAAATAAGTGATTTTTGAAAATTTTGGCCTCGCACATTTCTGAGGTGGGGCGCATCGGTACTTTAAAAAAGTAAAAGCACTCGACCCGGGCGGGGGTAAATTTATTTTTTTAGAATGGTTTTAAGTTTCCTTCGCTGTCAAACTGACTAGCCTTCTTCTTAAAACGATCATGCTCTTTGTTGTGACACTCTTTGCAAAGATAGATAAGGTTGTCAGGATTAAGTGTGATGTTAGTGTCCGTGATGTTACTAGGTGTTAAGGCTATCTTGTGATGGACCTCTTCCCCTATCGCACCACAGAGTTCACACCTACCGTTGCACGCTGCTATCTTTTGCTGCCTAGCCAAGAGCCAAGCACTACTCCTATAGAAGCGGTTAATGGCAGCACACTTATTTAACACGAACTAAACCCCACTCACCGAACTTACGGAAGCCACCGATGGATTTAATGTAGTTTCTAGCAATCTCAACGATTTCACTATATGGTCTACCATCAACAAATTCGTCACCGATGGCACAGCTTAGCTCAACGACCTTATTTGTCTTTTGGGCTTTTAAGAAAGCATAGATGTTTACTGATACATCAGCTTTGCTGAGGTCTTTACCATGTAAGCCACCACCAGTAACTGAGTCAGCCATATCGCTACCTAGCTTACGGTTAGTTAGCCCTGTATCAACAGCTTCAGTACCTTGCCAATTTCCAAGTGGGTTTACAACCGCTTTTTTGAAGATCTTTTTTAAATCATCAGTATCTGCATTGCTTTGACAGATAGTAAGGCGGTTTTTATCAAGGACATATTTGCCATCATACGGATAACCATCAAAGATGTCCTTAGCAATTTGAGTTAATTTCTTTTGTTCTTCAGTTAAAGGCACTCCACGGAATATGCCGTTATCACCGCATCTAATCTTGCCATGTTGATTTGCGCTTAAAAGTGGATCTTGTGGAACTTCCCTATAATCGACTTTTACCTTATGGCCAACAATCTCGAATACGGTCTTTTTAACTTCTTTCTTATTTAATTTCACGCTTGTTTCCGCGATTATATGACATCTACCATGCCCAAGAAGGACTTCCACTGCTATTCGTGGGTTCTTTTCTTTGCTATATGCCATATCTACCAAAGCACCCGCAATTGTGTCGCAAAGCTTATCTGGATGCTTAGGATTTACTTTTTCAAACATAGTTTGCCTCCTTTTTGTTAATTTTGCCTATACTGAATAATCATATTATTGAGTATAGAGGTAAAAATGCCCCTAAAAATGGGGCAAAAGTGCTATTTTTCATAGGTATTATTAGACTCATTGGAATTTATTCCTAATGAGACAAATAATAAATTAAGCCATATAAATGACCGAATCACCGAACTTATTTTCGATGTAAGTTTTAATGTTTTCTTGTTTTAAAGCTTCAACTAAAACACTGGTCTTTTTAGATTCTTGATTTCCGTTTTTCACAGCGATCACATTGGCCATAGTTTTGGCAATATCAGAATTCTTATCTTCAGTGATTAAGCAGCGATTCACTACTCCTGCAGATAAAGCGTAGTTGCCATTAATAACTGCATAGGCACAATCGCTTAACATTAATGGAATATTTTGAGCTTCAACTTGTACGAGATTCGCAGTTTGCATTCTATTTACTTTTAGTAATTCCACCGCTCTATCATAGTTGCTTTTATCACTAGGAACGAGAACCTTATCATTTGTGGCATAAGCATCTAAGCTTTTCTTATTTCCTGAATAAATGCCCATTGGTTCAAAGTGAACATCAAGAACAGGAACAAGATGTGTACCATTGCTCGCATTGAATTCATTTAAATAAGGTTTGTGTTGGAAGTAGTTAGCATCAAGCTCACCGTTTTCTAAGGCATAGTTTGGAAGGACATAATCGTTAAAGACTTTGATATCTAACTTATAGCCTTCTTTTTCAATATAACCTATGGTTTGCTCCAAAATTAAAGCATGTGGAGTTGAACTTGCCCCCACCACAATTGTTTTACTATTTTTGTTACATCCTGCTAGCGTAAGCACAGGCAAGCAGGCAAGTATGAGAAACTTTAATGTTTTATGCATAAGGACCTCCATAATAAGAATCGAACTAGCAAATTGTTAATTATTTGAATCAAGCAAACGATGACCACGATGATTACCACGCTTTGTGCGATGATATTCCAATTAAATCTTTGAAAGCCATAAACAATGGCGTAGTTTCCTAAACCGCCACCTCCAACAACACCGGCCATCGCACTATAACCGATGATGTTTATTAAGGTGATGCCAATAGCATTAACTAAATAAGGCAGCTTACATGCCCATTTAATCCTAACGATAATCTTTAGATTACTTGCTCCATCAATCTTTGCAGCTTCTATGACGTAACCCGGAATCTCAGATAAAATCTCTTCAATCAATCTAGCTTCAAAAGGAATGGCACAGATTGTTAAAGGCACTATCATCGCTGTCGTTCCAATGGCTGTACCGATTAATGCTCGAGTCACTGGAAACATAAAAACAACAAGAAGAATAAAAGGTATGCTCCTACCCACATCGATAATTCGATTAAGGATAAAGTTAATTACCTTATTCGGAAATAATCCTCCTGGTCTAGTCTCACTGACCATTGAGCCAATCGGCATCGCAATAATCCAAGATATAACTAAGGAAACACATGACATGTATAAGGTTTCAATCGTTGCATCTAACATGTCATTCATCTCCTTTACAAAGTAAAAGACACCATTTAGGTGCCTGTTCTTAGCTTTGATTATTTCTACCAAGCTGTATTAAGCCATTTAACGAGTTCTCTAGATGAGTCTGTCGCAAATAATGGTTCATCCCAGTGGCCCTCGCCATCAGGAGTTCTTCCATAAACCGCATATCTGGTCTTATTCCAGCAGCAGTCTATTTGGATGGTGAACATCACGTTACCAGTTTCGATATCCGCGAAGCGAAAGTCATCGTAAAGTGGTCCATTTAAAGGGCAGTTGTTTTTAAACCAGACGTACCAGTTTTCAACATCAACCCTTCCACCACGTTTGACTTGTTTAATGATGTTGCCCATCTTTTTGGTCTTGTTGGCTAAGCTTGAGTCTTTGCAGAACCAGTCATACCAACCTGCCTTAATTTGAGTTTTAACATCATTGGCATCAAAATTGCCTTCCATGAATTCATCAATCCAACGGAATAATCTTAATCTGTCCATCATTACCAGCCACGCTCCTTTCTTTCAAATTCAAAGCAGGACTCACTGTACCTTTTCCAAATTGGATTAGTTTCAATGTCCTTATCTTCAAAAACACGGATGCCTGCTCGTACTTCATTAAAGTAGTTAAGCAAAGCTTGGCCGCCTTTTTCTCTCCACGCTTCTTTACCATGATGGAGATAAACATATTCGTGAGTTTTAGACGCATAGCCTAGTTGATTCTCTTTGCGTTTACCTTCAGTGACTAGGTACATTATTTGAGCCCCCTCCATAAAGGTTTGAGTTCAACAGGTGTGTTTTCATAGTCGATTTCGTCCATACAAATCGGTTCATCCGTTTTAAGGGAGTCGATGCAGCCTTGAATTGTATCTAGCCATCTAGCTTCATATCCGCCAGTGACATCCTTTGTTTGGTTGGTTACTCCGGCATCTTTATACCTTTGTAATAAGGTTTCTAAGCCTTTTCTTGATCTTATTTCCTTTGCCATATTTTGACCCTCCTTCTTATCTGGTCATTATATATATCACTCTAAAGAGTGATAATAGCAAGATAATAAGACACCACTTTGATACAATTGGCAGCGTGAGTGAGGTAGCGAAGAAGAACCACCCCACTCACTAGAAAGGAGGTATGCAATGACACACAGTCAATTGTTTTCTTTTACGCGTGTAAGCATAAATTATCGGATTTATTTTAAGAAGTCATCGTTATCCAAAACTTCAAAGTCCTTGATGGTTTCAAGCGGGATCTTCTCGCCATTCCTTAATAAAAAACACCCTTCATATGAACCGGTGTTCCTTAAGTATCTTTTAACGATTACATCCACATACTTGGTGTCGAGTTCCATCAAGTAAGCAGTTCTTCCAATTTGCTCACAGGCAATTAATGTTGTACCACTACCACCAAAGAGATCTAAGACAAGCTCACCTCTACGGCTACTGTTTTCAATCAGCTTAGTGACGAGTGGTATTGGTTTCATTGTTGGATGGAGTTCAGAAGATTGTGGTCTATCGTATTCAAGAATAGTCGTTTGAGTTCTATCCTCTACAAAGTAATGGGCCGCACCTTCTTTCCAACCAAACAAAATTGGTTCATGCATGTAATGGTATGGACATCTTCCTAAAACAAAGTTGTTCTTTTTCCAAATTAAACATTCGGATAATTTAAACCCTGCTTCTTTAAATGCTCCACGGAAGTTATAGCCTTCAGTGTCTGCATGGAAGACATAAATCGAACCACCTGGTTTGACGTTGTTATAGAAGTTCACCATGACCTTATCAAGGAATTCCCTAAAGGATGAATCATCCATGTCATCGTTAAGAATGGTTCTATCAGTCATACCGCAGTCATATCCACCACGTTCCTTATATTGTTGTCCCTTTTTGCCTATGGCAACATTATAAGGTGGATCGGTTTCAATTAAGTCTGCTAACTTACCATCCATTAAAACATCAACATCTTCTTTTACGGTGGAATCACCACACATGACTCTATGTTTTCCTAAGATGTAAACATCACCTTTAAGTGAATATGGGTTTTCAGGCAAAGCTTCATCTTCATCAAAATTATCATCTTTAGGTTTGTCTTGGAGTTTATCCATTAAATCTTCAAAACCAAATTGAAGAAGATCCATATCGATGTTTTTGATTTCAACGGCTAACTTGCCCATATCCCATTTGGCAATTTCAGCTGTTTTATTGTCAGCAAGTCTTAAAGCCTTAACTTCATCTTCTGATAAGTCATCAACCACAATACACGGGACCTCTTTTAATCCTAATTTTTTAGATGCGAGTAAACGTGTATGGCCTGCGATAATTACATTATGAGAATCAATGAGAATAGGATTTCTAAAGCCAAAGGCTTTGATTGAATTCGCTACCGCATCAACAGCTTCATCGTTAAATCTTGGGTTGTTGTCATAAGCGATAAGTTCATCAATCTTCTTTATTACTATCTTCTGACTCGACATTGGCATTTTCCCATCCTCCTAATTCGTTTTTAACTTTGTTTTCCAAAATCTTTAACTTTCGATATTCAATAGCAAATTCGTCACCATAAAGAATCGCTAATAAATAGCGGTTAGCATCTAAGCTTGGTGGCATTTTTGTTACTACTTCACCGGCAACACGTTCACCCACCACTTTGCCATCTTTGGTTTTCATGGTTTTACGTGTGACTTTATGCTCGGCACCATCGGCGAGTTTTCTAACATTGTCTAAGAAATGTTTTTTATCGTTGAATTTTGTCTCTTCGATAAGTTGTCTGATTTCTGGTATCTTTTTGAAACTTGTGTACGTGTCCGGAGATATCTTTAGGCAACTTGCAATTTCCTTATCGGTAGCACCTGATAAAAGGCATTGAATAAGGATCTCACGGTACTCTGGCCACTTTCCACTATCCTTCCACGTCGCAAGGCATGATTTTCTACCCATAGGTAAATCTCCTTTTAGCGTGAATAAAAATAAAACCCACGATTTTACTCGTAGGTTCTTTACAGCTTTCGCCAATTCTACACTAATGCATTTATTTGCTGATTTCAACTAATCACCATAGGCCAAAGCGGTCCATTATGGTCCAACATTTACTTTGATACTATTTAACGCATCCCAATGCCATCTTTTGGCTGTGGTTAGTGAGACATACATCTTCGTGCAGATGGTTTGCCAAGAATAATCATTAAGGTATCGCATTATAAGAATGTTTTGATAATCAGGATTAGATAACTCGTAGATTGCCGCCAGAACTTCTTCTTTGGCTTTTTCATATTCAGCGGTTAACTCATCTATCTTCTTTTCCACTTCCATTATTTTATCAATCCATTTTATAAATGGAGCTTGCTGACTTCTTGTCTTTTGCACTACTGGTTGATCGTAGTTACCACCAGGAATGGAATTAGCTAATTCTTCGAAGGATTGCTTTTGTAGTATTAGGGCATCAATGCGTTTTTGGATACGCATCGGCTTTTGTAGGAATTCCTTATTAGTCATGGTATACCCCCTTAATTTTTGCTTTTACTGCATCAATTAATCTTGTTTGGGTCATGTCTTTGTCTTTAAGAGCTCTAAGGACTAGTTCGTCCATTGTTCCTTTAGCGATGATATGCATCACTACTACTGAACCGCTCTTTTGTCCTTGTCGATAGAGTCTAGCAACCGTTTGTTGGTAAAGCTCTAATGACCAAGTAAGGCCAAACCACACTAATGTGTTTCCACCACTTTGGAGGTTTAGTCCATGTCCAGCAGAGGCAGGGTGGATTAATCCAACTTGTAGTTCTTTGTCATTCCATTGTCTGATGTTTTCTGGTTTATCTAAGGTTTTATAGATAACACCTAATTTGTCTAATCTTTTCTTAATACGATCTAAGTCATGTTTGAACCAATATGCTACTAGTAGCGGTTTACCATTAGCGGCTTCGATGATGTCTTCAAGTTCATCAAGCTTACGATCATGGATTTCAACGATTTCACCTGAGTCGCTATAAATAGCACCATTAGCAATTTGAAGTAGTTTACCAGTAAGAACTGCGGCATTAGCACTTGTGATCTCTTTGTCTTTTAATTCAAGAACCATCTCTTCAACAAGCTCTTTATAAAGACTAATCTCGTGCTCATCTAATTCCACCGCTCTTTCCACTTCGATTAAATCAGGCATCTTGAGATGATCGATGGCTTTCATTGAAATTGTGATGTCACTAATTTTGCTATAGATTCTAGCTTCAGCACCTGCTTGTGGTTTATAAGAGAACACCACCATTCCATTACGCTTATCTGGAACAAAATACTCTTCGCGATATCTAGTAATGAATCGTCCAAGTCGAGAGCCATAATCTAAGCATTTGAATTCTGCCCATAGGTCCATGAGACCATTACCTGCAGGTGTACCGGTTAATCCTATGATTCTTTTCACATATGGACGTACGGTCATCAAAGCCTTATGTCTTTTTGATCTGCCATTTTTGAAACTAGATAGTTCGTCAATAACCACGGTGTCAAAGTCAAACTTATACCCGCTTTTAGTCACTAACCATTCTAGGTTTTCACGGTTGATGATATAAATATCAGCTTTGGCTTTAAGTGCTCTTAAGCGTTCCATCTCAGTGCCGATCACAATGCTAGATTTTAGAAAGTGAAGATGTTCCCACTTTTTTAACTCGTCAGGCCATGAGATTAATCCTACACGCAATGGTGCCACCACTAGCACTTTATGGATTTCAAAGGAATCAAATAGCAAATCGAATAAAGCAGTAAGTGTAATAACTGTCTTGCCTAAGCCCATATCGATTAGCAATGCACTAATGGGGTGATGCTCGATATAGTTAGTAGCAAAACTTTGATATTCATGTGGTTCGTATTGCATCAATGATTCCTCCTATTTGATTTACATCGTCTAGAACATAAGTGTTAAAGCCTAATGCTCGTAATTCACGATGTCGTTTAAGTTGTATCTTTCTTGGCTTTTTGCCGGGTGCTTTAACTTCGACAAATCCAATCTTGCCTATAGCTACTAGTACGATGCGGTCAGGTACCCCTACATAACCAGGACTAACTAGCTTTAGACATAATCCCCCAGCCTTTTTAACGGCTTTTACCAATTTTTCCTCTATTTTTGCTTCTTCAGCCATGTGACCTCCTTTTAGTACTTATAGTACTAGTGAGGTCAATGAAGTCATTTCCGAACTTTCCTATATAGAGATAATTTTTGTTTTTTTCCTTATATGAACAAGTTATGTTTTGATCTCATTGACCTCACCTTAGACCAATTTTTACTTTAGTAAGTCATCGAATTCTTCACTCGCTGGGGTGAGGTCGATTGGTAATAGAGATATGCCTTTGATGTATTGTCTGCCGTTAACTCTAGCTTTCTTAAACCCTAATTTTTCAAGAATTTGGTAGAAGTCTGTTGTGCTTCTTGGGGTTTCGCCACCATTGAAACAATAGTTGCGGTATTTGGTGTAGAGTTCACCACTTGGGCATTTGGCTGTTTTATCAGCTAAGTCACATCTTTCACTAAGGAATAATGAAACAGTGTCACTTTGCTCTTTATAGCCATTAATGGCTTCAACCACTTCTTCCGGGGGTTCGACATGGAAACCGTGGTCGATTGCTTTTTTAGCACCTTCGATAAGCCAATAGAGAATATATTCGCCAGCCTCCTCAACTAGTACCTCGGCATAGTTCTTGATATCTTCTTTGCCAACGAACTTATGTTTAAAAGGAATGACAATAATTCTTCTCCATGTGCCATCATCGACAGTTGCTACCTTTGGTAAGTTATTTGTGTAAATGACTAAGGTATGACTTGGGGTGAAGTCAAATGGGTCCTTATATTTCTTACATGCGTTAATTTTGTCAGTGGAACACATGCGTTTAATTGTGGATTCATCCAAGCGATCGCCTGCTTTAGTTTCCGCAGCGATCACAAGTCTTCTACCACGGAGTTCAGCTAAGTCTGCTTGTTTGTCACGTTTAATTGATGTGGTAAGTACGTCACTAGCGATAGAGCCATAGTAGTCGCCTAGCACACTGCTTATCGAGTTAAAGAAGGTAGACTTACCGTTACCGCCTTCACCATAGGCAATGATGCAAGCTTCGACATAGACTTTACCGAAGAGTGCCATGCCACACATTTCCTGAACGTACTCGATGAGTTTATCGTTATGGCCAAATATGGTATTAACTGACTTAAGCCACTTCTCTTTCCCTTTTAGGGAAGGTGAGACACTGGTCATCTTTGTCATAAGATCTTCTGCCCTATGCTCACGTAGTCCTTTAACACCTTCTCTTAGGTCATAAACACCCGCTGGTGTATTAAGCAAGAATGGGTTGGCATCAAGCATCATGGAATCTATTTCCACCATTGGTCTAACTTCTTTTAAAGTCGCTGCTATGTAGTGAGAGAATCTACGCTTAATGACATACTCTTTAAACTTAAGAGCTTCTAAATAGCCGTGATACGCTTTGCGTTGATCTTCAGATAAGGTCTTATCGATCTCACTCTTTTTGCATGTGGCAATAAGGGTAAAGGCATCAAGTTCAGTTAACTTCTTATAGTTAACGATAATAAGATGCTCTGCTTGGCGTAGTTGTCTTTCAGTTAACTCTTGAGCGATCGCTTGAGCACCGGCTTCACTTTCTACCCATTTGTTATTGCGGTAGACAATATTGAGCGTAGCGGCACTATACTTTAAGTCGTTAGAGAAATACTTTTGAAGTAAACGAGCTTGTCCAACATCGCTTTGGTCAGTTGGGCGGTAGTCGTTATCATCATCGTAATCATCAGGCTTTTTATAGTTTGGGTCCGCTAATATAACTTTGTTATAAAACTTAAGAGCACTATTCCAGATGAGCTTAAGTTCGAAATCATCTAAAGGTGGATTACAGTGGCTTGCCTTTTCATCGAATAAGGTAACTGCTTCCTCAGTATCACCATAGCGTTTGAGTACCTTAACGGCATAGCGATGCATGGTCGCATTTCTTTGACCTTCGGGAATATCGTCATCACCACTATCGTAATTATCGAAGTCCATCTCATCTAAGAGCTCGTTAAGAGTCATGTAGCCATTAATGATCTCGACTTTAGGGTTTTCAGTACCGAAGAAAAAATGAGCAGCATCCTTAGCTCTTGGGTCGATAATTGGTAAATACTTCATTAATCGTTTAGCAAGAGCATCGTATTCATCTTTGGATTTGATATCCGCGGCAATGATAATGTGCATCTTTGGACGTTTTTGTTTGATGGTTGTGACACCGTTTTTATTCTTCTTAGGTTTATCGACCATGTGATTCCTTGAATAATGGATGATGTGTGGCACGCCTTTAATAACGTTTTCGACATCATCTTTATCGAACCATTCGCTAGGATTATCGCTATGGTCATTATCGATATCTATCAATAAGCAATTACTTTTAACAAAGTTATCACCTGAGCGAGAGTCTTTAAAAAGCGGACCGACATAGTCATGGATAAACATAGAAGGATCATATTTCCCCGACTTGGTGTCAATGTTAAATTCGTGGGGATATTTTGTATTAGCAGGGTCCTCTCTTACATCAGACCCATAAAATGTAATAATCATTGTTTTCCTCCTATTAATCTTTTTGGTAGAACTCGCACTCATATCCATCGGCATTAAGGATTAAACCAGCGGCCCAATCTGGGTTTCTAGTCATCCTTGCCACCACGTTTGACACTTTAGTGTTCATAGGCACTTCGATGATCACTTCATCGTGGACATGAGCAACGATTTTAAATTGACTGAGATTTTTCATAGCGAATATAAGAAGGTCGCGTGCCGTTGCTTGAATAACGTTTTCAACAAACTTCGGACCATATGATTCAATGCGAGAGTATTTTTTCTTTGAATTAATGCCGTAGTATGTGATGCTGCCATCCACTATTTGTGGTTTGACGTATGCTAGCTTTCTACCACTAGGTAAAGTGATAAAAAGCATCTTTGACTTATATTCGAATTCTAATTGACCTAATTTGACTATATTGTTTGCGTTATTAAGAGCGGCTTTAATAGCTCTTTCTACATCCCACCAGAACTTCACGATGTTAGGGTTAGCTTTTCGCCAAGCGGTAACTAAACCATCAAGCTCTTCTTCCTTTAAACCATAATCCAAAGCTGACATCGCTATGAGGGCACCTTTGGCCCCACCATAGCCTAACGCCAATTCTGCAATCTTGCCCTTTGGTCTAAGTTCAGCATTAACACCATGCTTTTCAACAGGAACGCCAAACATCTGACTAGCGGAGGCACAATAGATGTCTTCGTTGTTTTTAAACGCATCCATACGCCACTCCTCACCTGCATACCAAGCGATCACTCTTGCTTCAATAGCAGAGAAGTCACTTACAATGAACTTGTGATTAGGCTCTGGAATAAAGGCTGTTCTAATGAGCTGCGATAACGTATCCGATACATCAGGATAGAGCATTTCAAGAGCGTTAATATTGCCTTCCTTAACAAGAGCACGAGCACTTGCTAAATCAGGTAAATGGTTTTGTGGTAAGTTTTGAAGTTGAACTATTTTTGAACTAAATCTACCGGTGCGATTTGCCCCATAAAATTGAAACATTCCTCTTACCCTATTATCGCTACACTTTGACTTAAGCATTGCTTCATATTTTTTAATGGAAGATTTGCTTATCATCTGACGGAGCATTAAGACTTGTTGGACTGTTTCATCGCTAGCATTAGTGAGGAGTTCTTTTACTTCTTTTTTGCCTAAGGATGGAGCGTTGATGTCATTATCAAAGAGCCATTCTTTAAGCTGAGCAACTGAGTTCGGATTTTCTAAATTCGTGAGATTTTGCAGGGTTTTTACATACTTTTCTCGGCAAATCTCGTTTATTTCAATTGCTTTAGTAATAAGATCTTCATCTACTAAAACACCACGATCGTTTATGAGTTCACACATCCAATACTCTTCCCAGACAAACTCTGGAACTGGGTAATTAGATAGTCGATTTTGAATTGATGATTCGGCTTCTACATCACGTTGGTTATAGAACTTAAATAGCTCCCATTTTTCCTTATCGTGATAGTAATAGTTTCTTAACCTATAACCATTTTTCTTAGTTGGCTTACATGGAACACAGAAATATCTGATTAATTCCTTACCTTCATCAAGCTTCTTTTTATCGATATTTAGCACCGCACCAACTTGTTTAAGTGAGAATGGTAAGCCAAGTATTGCGGCCCAAGTCATGGTACATTTCCAGCCTTTTGGATCGAGGTATTTACCAGTCTTGTTATAAAGGAACCTTGATAAGCAGATACGTTCGAATTGAGCATTAAATGCCCACTTTGTTATAGCGGGATTACTTAAAGCGGCAACGATATCATCTGGTATAGTTTCACCACTTGCTAGGTCCACTACTTTAACTGCATCATCGTCAACGGAATAACCGAAGAGTAAGATTTCAAAGTCAGGATCTTCTACGTAGCGATAAACACCAGCTGTGATGGGTGTGCCACTATATGTTTCAATATCGATTGATAACTTATTCACTTTGATCACCTCCTAAAGAAAGGGGGAGAGCAGTTATTCGCCACTCTCCCGAGAAAGGAGTAACTAATGAGATTAGTCAAGGAAACCGTCATCGTCAGCGAAGTCTGCTTCAGCTGTGGATTTAGAACCTAATGGTTCACCATCACGAATCTTTTGAAGATTGTTTAAGCCACAAGCGATACCTTTATTGCCGTTGTTATTAAAGGCATAGAAGGTAATGGATGCGCGACCAAAGATGCCGCTGTAGAGTTCGCTAGTTTCGATAATTGGATTAAGTGCCGCATCAACCACTTCTGGTTTGCTGGTACTGTTTGCGTTTACAAAGTAAGAGTCTTTGTATGCAGGATCTTCAGGACGTTCTAAGTCACCGTCGCGAAGAGGAGATTTGATACCTGTTAAAGGTGGAAGAACTTTGCCGTTACCACGTAATTTGAATTCGCCTTCTTTATAGGCAGCTTCGATAGCGGCTTTAATCTTTTCCACTAATTCGGTATCGGATTTAGGAATAATAAGTGAGACAGAGTATTTTGGTGTAGCTCCCTCTGCGTTAGCTTTTGGTTCATTTGCGTTTAAGTAGCTGAATCTGACTACTGATGTAATAACCTTACATGGGTTGTTATTCTTTGCCATAAGTGTGCTAATCCTCCATAAAATCTAATTTGGCTAAGTTAAGTACTGGTCTTTTATCGCTCTCTTCCACGAGAGTTGGTTTACCAGTTGGTTTGTAGACATATTTGTCCACGAGTTCGACGAATTTGGCTTTGCCAATCCTTTTCACTAATTCAGTGATGGATAGGAGCTTTGGTTCATCAAACGGATTGAGATTGTTTTCTTGAAGAACACGTATGACTTCATTTTCATCTGTGTACTTCCTATTAGAGCGGCCCTCCACTAGCTTGTATCCTGGTATATGGACACCACGTAAGGCTTCCGTTAACGCAAATTCTTTAATGTCGTTCCCCCATGAAATGAGATCATCTATTTTTCCTAGAATCTCTGCGATTTCTTCGGTGGCTAATAATGCTTTGTCTTTAACGGCATAGCCTTCCATTTTGAGCATTGCTTCTGCCCTGTGGCGGCACTCGAATTTTGCTTTGCAAAATTGACACCACGGACCACACTTGTATTCGCCTTTACCTTCATAGGCTAAGGTTGCTTTAGGTTTGACTTCGTTATTGGCCCAGTCGACTAATTCGTCTTTACTGCAGGACCATTCAGATATGTTGTTTAGTCTTGGTTGAACGATTGCCATGTTAATGTGAGTGATGTCGTATAGGCTCTCAAACATGAGCAAGCTTCCATATGCATAAATCATTAACTGTGGGTTGCGTTCACAACTGACTTCTACACCACGTCCATGCTTGTAATCTACGACGTAGATTCCACCATCATAGACAATGACGATATCAGAACTGCCAAATCCTTCTGGTACCACGTCAGAGAAGTCAACCAATACCTCACTAGCGATGAATGGGTTTTTACCTTCCGCTTTTAATCGTTCATAGATCTCTACGACATAGTTAAGTGCGGTATCGGTACACTCTTCCATTTCTTCACTGTAGTATTCGAGATTAGAGGTATCTTCATCGAAGGGAATTCCGAATCTTTCTTTTATTTTCTTTTCGAGTAATAAATGAGCTTCAGATCCTTCTTGAGCGTATACCGAACCTTCATCTTCGAAGTTTTCAGTGAGTCTAACGCTAGGTGGGCATTCCATTGCTCTCTTTAAAGAGCTCCCCCCTATAAGGGAGTGTCCATTAGTCTTTGGTGGCATCGTCAAGTTCCTTCGCTTTCGCTAATAACTCGGCATAATCCTTAGGGTCAACTTCACTTAATTTGCTGACTCCAAAGCCAATGAGCATCATTCTGACGTTTGTGGTATATCCTCTTCTAGATAAGTCAGCGAGAACTGTTCTCACTTCTTCTAGAGTTGGTTGATGTTTTTCCTCTTTAGCAGGAGTTTCCTTTTTAGGGGTTTCTACTGCAAATTCGGCTTTAATCTTTTGAAATTCTTCAACACATTCGTTAGCTGTTTTAATTAAATCGGATAGACATGTGATCGCTTTTTCGAGTGTATTAATGAATCCTTCAACGTTTTTCGATTTTGGCATTGTTTTGCCCTCCTTCTTCAAGTTCAGTGACGGTTATACTTCCGCAAGTGTTCCCCGGGACGATAACTACGACTTGGGTAGAGGTTCCAAATAACTTTTCCATCAGTTTTTTCTTTAGGGTTGTTTTCTTCACCGCTACTACACCATCCGGGTTAGGTGTTTTTGAGTAGGTAACTTTGACGTTCTTCTTCAGGTTGTGCCCTCACTTTCTGTCAGTGTTGCTGACGGTATAAGGACAAAACCTGAATAGTTCGTTAACCCTAAATTGCAAAAAACTTTAAATATTTTTCGCGAATGAGTTTGAAAGACTTAAAAATAGCAACCTTGCTAGTGTGTTCTATGTCGGCAATATCTTGAAAAGATAAAGAAGGATCTTCATACATGAGCATGAATCTTTTTCTATTAACTTCCGATAATGTGTCCGCGAATGCCTGCACACGTTCTTCTTCTTCCATGATGTTCATAAAAGAATTAGGGGTTGGTGCATCATCAGCAAACCACTTGCCTTCATAGTCAACATCTTCTATAGAGGTTGCTACGTATCTTCTATATTTACGGTCTTCACTCTGTTCATGAGTGATATCTTTAACCATTTCCACAAACCAAGGCTCATCTAAAGATGAAGGGAACACCTTTTCGACTTTTGTAGGTTCGTATGGTTTTCTAGGGTTGTCGTAATAAACCCATTTGATTCCGATAGGTTCTTTGGTGTTTGGATCTCGGATAATCTCAACACCACTGTTGACAGCTTTTTTCATAATTTTTCTCCTGGTTGACATTCGGAGAAAAACTACGAATTCGTGCGTGCTTAAAAAGAAGACAGCTGATTGATAGGATTTCTCCGATTCAAAATGCGTGTCTGCTCTATTCGTTAAGCATTCACTATATGTTTTTGAATTACATCGCTCTTACGAATAACCACATCGTCATGTGATAAGAAGCGCTGTAATCAAGCACGGAACTGCGATTAATTACTTTTTTCTATCTACTAATGTGATAGAATATTTGGTGATTATCGTGTTTCCATAATAAAAAGGTATCATTTGAAAAAAGGCTTTTATATTAAAGTCGTGTTCCAAAAAATACCTATATTGGACAAAAATTGGACAAGAGTTAAATGTTGTACTTAAAAGATTACTTAAACACACTTTATTCGAGCACGCCTCACTATGATGCTGCCCCCGTTTTTGTTAAGAAAATATTTAGAAAGGCCGGAAACATGGGCCTTTATTCCCAAACCGATGCCTCGGTGTACAAGATCATTAATGAAGGAAGAACACTAACTAATTCGCAAAGCGAGGACATTGACCCTAAAATGTACTTGCATTCTTTAATGAATCATCTTTCATCAGCCATCCCTGAAGAATCAACAGCACCACTTTTGTCTGCTTTCGGCGTGACGTCATTTTCACAAACAAATAGAACGGCACTAATGTATGCTTTATCACAACAATTTTTTAGATGTGTAGCAGCTCCTAATAATCAGGCAGAGAACATTATTCCTAGTACGTATGAAAAAGCAATAATAAATCCTAGTTTAATGTTCGACCCAACAGACACTGCTTCAATGTCGCTATTTGCCAACGAGGTTGGTGGCCATTGTCCGTTTTGTGAGGAGCATAAAAAATTCACATTTAAAAGTGATGGCTCTCCATCAAATTTCACTATAGTGAAAATATTTCCAGAAGGTCTAGATTCTACTGCTAAAGAAACATACAAAAGAGTTCTTGGCCCTGAACCAGAAAACTACAATTCTTTTGAAAATAATATTGCAATGTGCAGAGAGTGCGCAAACTTACACTATCTATCGGGCTCAAGTTTGGATAGCTCCAAAATTTTGAAAGAAACAAAAGATAGATATACAAGAATTAGAAAAATACAAAAAGAAGCTTATGAAGCCGATTTAAGCCCTCAAATTAATGAGATTTTAAACGCCATTAAAGCAAACAAAATCTTTGATGAGGAGCCAGACGAAGATGCTAATTTAGTATACGATCCAACAGTTGTGGCCAATAAAATTCCTACTGATATAGAATTACAAGAAAAAGTAACGCTTATGGCTCTCCGCCACTACGATAACATTAAAAGACATTCCGCATTACTCGATAAAGTTGAAGAAGGCACGTTTGATGATATTGCAACTTCCATTAAACATATATACAACAAATTTGCTAGAACCTATTCAACCCAAGAAGAAATCTTTAACGAACTTGTTGACTGGCTTAATGAAAAAACATTTAACGATACAAAATATAGAACCGCCTGTGAAATAGTTATGGCATTTTTCGTACAGAATTGTGAGGTCTTTAGAGCATGAATTTTCCATCTAAAGTAACCTCATATCGTCAGAGCGTTCTTTACGCTTTGCCAAAGATAATAAATCAATTGAATCAAAGAGATCTAACGCCACTTCGTTTATTTAACGCAATTAAGCAACACGAGAATTTTAAAGGGAACATAGTAGATTATATGGATGCTTTAGATTGTTTGTTTGCCATGAGAAAAATAGTATTAATTGAGGGAGTTGTTTTGCATTATGTTGAAAAGTATTAGTTGTGACATTTTTAATGAAAAGAACAGAACCATATCACTTCACACTGGTTTAAATACTGTATTAGGAACTAATGATGGCGCCAACTCAATTGGTAAATCAACTTTGTTGATGATTATCGATTTTTGCTTTGGTGGCGACGACTATGTCTATCGCTGCAAAGAAGTTATGGACATAATGGGTCATCATACAATTAGATTTAATTTTTTTATCAACAATAAGGACTATTACTTCTCAAGAAGCACAAACGATCCTGAATTCGTCACAATCTGTGATTCAAACTATAAAACAGTTTCAGTGATAAATAATACAGATTACTGCAAAATGCTTTCTGATTTATATGGTATTGAAAAACAAACATTGCGAAATGCTGTTGGTCCATTCTTTAGAATTTATCACCGTGAGACACTAAATGAGAACAAACCAATTAACGCGGCATTCAGGGAAGCGAACGCTGATTCTATTGCTAGATTATTTAAATTGTTTGGAAAGTACGGAAATATCGAAGAGTCACAGAAAAAATATTTAGAAGAAAAAGAAAAACAGAATGTCATCAAAAGAGCAAGTGACTTTAAATATGTTAAAAAGATAAATGAGAATCAATATCAGAAGAATCTCAAGAGAATCGATAAAATCAAAGAACTTATTGGCGAATTAGTTAAAGATATAAATGACGAAAAAATCAATAGAGACGACATTGATAGAGAAAGAAGGATTGAACTAAACAATAAGCGTTCATTACTTTTAATGGAACGTGATATGTATAAAATCGAAAACATCAGAATCGATAATAAGAAGAGCCCAATGGCAACCGAAAAAGATTTTGAATTGCTCAATAAATATTTCTCAAATGTTCAAATTGAAGAAATACAAAAAATCGAAGATTTTCACAATAAAATTTATGCAATTTTAAAGGGAGAATACGATGATTTAGTTAAACAGTCTGAAGCTAATATCAAAAGAATTGACGCAGAGCTTAAAAAGCTTGAAGAAGAATATAAAAAACTAGAAAGTTTAACAAACGTGTCTGACTCTGTACTTGATGAGCACCACAGACTAACGAAAGAACTCGACGAATTGGAACGCCAAAACGCTTTCTATAAGAGTACTGAAGACGTTGATAAAAATGTTAAAACATTTAAAGAGGACCTTGATAAGGTTGTTTCCACCGTTGCTGAAGAAGTGCAAAACTCTATTAATGATGGCATGAAGAAACTCAATGATGATATTTATAATGGCCAAAAAACATGTCCTAGAATAAAAATTGATTTATTGGATAGGTATTTCTTCTCTACACCTGCTGATTCTGGTACGGGTACACAACAGAGAGGTGTTGCCATATTTGACTTGGTAATGCTTTCTAAGACACAACTTCCAGCATTTGCTCATGACTCTGTTATGCTTAAACACATCGAAGATGGAACATTAGCAAAATTATTCGAATACTATAATAAAACCGACAAACAAGTTTTCATTGCCTTTGATAGAGCAAGCACCTATCCATTAAGCATAGAATTACTAAATAGCTCTAAAATCATAGAACTCGGTCGCGGTGAAAACGCTCTATTCGGTAGAGACTTTAATGAGATAAAATAATAAAAAAAATAGCCAGCTAGCAATTAACTAACTGGCATTTTATTATCCATTAATTTTGTATGATTGTTTGATAAGATATAGCAGCTTGTCTATTATTTCGTAATTATCCACTATTACCTGGAAGTCACCATTACCATGATGACCAATTTTTGTTCCATCATCATTTTTCATCACTTTAGCAATTTTAAACGGGTCTTCCATATTCCCTATAGATAAATTAATTAGTACTTTAATGTTTGATTTTTGGATTTCCAAATCACAAATGTTGGTTTTGCCTTTGAAAGCGATGTAAAACTTTTTCGGCTCAACAACTATATTTCCATCAAGTTCTAAAACCTTATCTTTAATTCTTTGATAAAGATCAACAATTTTCTTTGATTTATCTTTTAGATGATCTTCTTCATCATAAACCTTAATCTCTTCTTTTACTTCTTTCGATTCAAGACCAAGATTTAGGTCTTTAAAATCAGTTTTTTCTTTGGCTTTGTAATCAATACGTTCAAGGCTGAAAAACGACTCACCATATTTTGAAAAACGATATAAAGCAAATGGAGCGTTATTTAATTTTGCGATTTCAAGTTGGTAGTTATTGTAACTTGGCGCAATAAATAGGACTCTTGTGGCGGCCCAGTCAATGTCTTTAGGTTTAAGAACTAGACCAATTAATTCTTCGAGCAAATAAGTAAACTCAGCTTTTCTATCAAGAAGGGTTTTTAAATATGCGACACCTTGATCAATAAGGCTCACTTTTTCAACATTCTTATATTCTAAGATATAAAAAACTTTGTTTCGCTCATCGAAAGCCAAGCTATCAAATCTAAAGCCTCCAATAACGAGTTCCGATTTGAGAAAGGTAAGTCTTAAATCAGGAAATATGTCAACTAGGTTGTTTTAAATTAGGTTTTGAATATCTTTTTCTAAATCGAAATGAGATTCTTCAACTATAGATACTTTCTTACTTTTTATTTCAAATAACATTGTAATCATCTCCTTATTTTTCAATGGTATTCAAAACACCATTTTCTAAGTCTTTTAAATTATATAAACTATCTAGAACATCGAACGTTTCTTTCAAATTATTTTTTGCGGTATTCCAGCCTAAACCATCGGTAAACCAAACGAATTTAAACCCCTCGATACCTTCCGATTCTAGAGCCAATGTCTTGTAACTTCTTGCTGTTTCATTAAGCTTGGAGCCACCAGATGCGTAAAAGTTGCACTCACATGCGTATACGCAATTTTTACCTAGTAAAACAAAATCAAAACGTTTAGCAGTATTTCCTTCATTTGAAAGAGCCGATAAATCTAAACCGGTCATCTTTTCTAAATCAGATAAATACATTTCTTTAAAATAATTTTTATTTTTAACAAATCCTGCTTGTTGAATGAACGATTCAACCAAATCTTCCATGAGATGACCACCACGGTTTTTCCTACCATTGGAATTAAGGCCAACTTCAACGCCAATTGCATAATCAAATAAATTCTCAGTTAGTCTTTTTTCCATTAGTTCAAAAAGGCCAGTTTGTCTCATAAAGTAGCATAGTTGTTGTTTATATTCTTCTGACTTAGCATAAGCTAAACAGTCTTTTTTTCTGTGAAGCTCAAAATCATATGTGATACCGCCTTTTTTATCCAAACAATATATTTGCTTTTCTCTTTTTGCTAAAAGTAATGGTATCGCTTCAACGATTCCAGGGTACAAGTCATACAAATCGCAAAAGGCTTCTTCTATATTTATGCTTCCTATAAGGCCATCCAAAAGATTTAATTCACGATGATATTGTTCTACGTTTTTGTAAACAGTAGCAAAATCAATGTAGTACTTATAATCAGCAATACTCTCTCTAAATGTTAATAGCCAAGAATCAAAATCTCTCATAAGGCTATCTCCCACCAAATCCTGCAGTCGAAAGTATCTTAAAGATGTCCAAACTGTTAGCTGATAAGCCATTTATTATTTGACCAAACATCACCGCAGTAGTACCGTTCGCTGTAGCATTAGTTTTTTCCTGAACGACCAAAAGAGATAACAAAGCATACAAAAACTCTGTTGGATATTCACCATACGCATCCAACACAACCGAATTATTGAAATTATAAGTTGCATTTAGGTTAGTTAATAAGCTGTTGATGTCATTAAAAGAATTTCCAGTTAAAGGGCCACTATTTTGCCAAATTAAAGAGATTGTATTTAAAAAAACATTTGTGTTAGTTGCATCGTGTTCTTTTTTTAACAACAAATCAACGGTCCAATGTACGTGTTTAGGTGTTCTAATCCTATTACTATAAGGTCCTTTATATTTCAGCAAAATATCATTCGGAGACAACGATCCTTGAAAGACATGGATGATATATTTTCCACAGATAATATCAGCAATAGAAGTTTGCTTACCTTTATTAATTAGTTTTTGACCGGCTTGAATAATCATTAAAAAAATTATATCACGCCAATAATTAAAAAAATAGATGAGTACAAAGTGTCGACATTTATTGTCTATACCAAAAAACTACTTAAAATCGATGTAATCAACTGATATTATATAAAAAAGAGTAATATGATGTTTTAAATTAAAATCATGCTTAAATGGTTCAAAATATATAAAAATCAATACTTAGGTGTCTTCTTTCTTGGAATCGCCTTTTTTGTCTTGCAAGAATTGCCCTATATTGTTATGCCACTGATTCATCTATCATCGAATCCGATTATGAATATGACCGAATCTTCAATCTTCCTTAATATAATTGAGAAAATAGTGGGTTCTCTCTCGGTTGCTTTTTTAATTTTAATCGTCAATAAAAACGAGAAGTGGTTTTCTTTATCAAACAGGAAAGAAAGATTATTTTTTATTTTAGCATTAGTAATGCTCGCGATTAATTTTGGCGGTTGGATTGCCTATTATAATGGCTATCAGACTTACGCGCTAATGTTAATCTGCTTAGTAGGGGCTGTTCCTCTTTATTACATGTTTCTGGGTCTATGGAGAAAAAATTACCCACTCGTTATTATTGCTATTCTATTTTTAATTGTCCATGTCACCCATGTGGCACTCAATTTGTCTCTCTAATCAATACACTATCACGATAGAAATATTTATTTATCGCTATCTTTATTGTTTTGAGCGTACTCATCAATTTCTTTTGAAATGGTTTCTTTATTACCTCTGAATGGGAAGAAGAATCCCCGCTTTTTTAACTTCTGACCTTTTTTAGTAATCTTAATAAAGGTGGCAGTTTTTTTGCGGATGTTTTCTTTTAATTCATCAAAATTAATAATGATTTTATTCTTTTTAGCGACTTCACTAATTTTTGTCGCGAGATGAATGGAGTAGGCGAAATCGACGAGCATCATGCCAAGAATAATGCCAATAAAGAAATAATAGATTTGATGTTGATCCGAAGATAACCAGTAGATAGCGTTCACTAAATATTTATTAATGAGAAAGTAGTAGAGAGCTCCGACAGCCAGCCAAATTAAAGAAAAAGAAGGGCAAATGATGCCCATGATATTGCCTTTGCGTTTGCTGTAATCCCATAACTTGATTTTCATCCCTTTGATAAAGATGAGACCAGCAATGAATTCAACAAGGACCATAATTACTGCAATCATCACGATTTTAATGATGACACCCCATACACTTTGATCGCTTAAGCCAATCGAACTCAAATCAATATTGCTTAAAACGTATAGAGCCACGGTGCCAAAACCATAGATTGGTAGATACGGGCCAACTAAAAACCCAGGATTCATCCACTTATGTTGTGAAATAAAACGACGGAAAAATAGTTCAATCACCCAACCGATGATTGATCCAACGACGAATAAGGTGACGATAGAAATAAAAATGATAAGTGGATCCATCTTTAATATTATACAAGAAAAATTCTCATCTTGTCCAAATGCTTGTGATGTCTCACCTATTTAAGTATCTATTCTTTGAAATTTCTAGATATTCTTTTTCTAATTCAATACCAATATACTTGCGGTTGTGGTTTGATGCCACAAGGCCCGTTGTTCCGGACCCGTTAAAAGGATCGAGGATCAAATCCCCTTCCCTGGAAGCAGCAGTAATTAATCTTGTTAATAAAGCAATTGGCTTTTGTGTTGGATGCTTGCCATATTTCTTCTCGCTTTTTGGGGCTGTTCCAGACTCGAAAAATTCCGGCTCAGCATCTTCTATGTCCCACACATCTTTCATCTGTTTACCGCCATTTTCTGCTTTCATGGCTTCATAGTTAAAATAATGTTTACCTTTTTTCTTAAGAGTAAGTTGCTTCCTGGCCCAAATAATTGTCTCTGTGGAATGAGTAAAACATCTACAAGCCAAGTTTGGAGCGGGATTAGTTTTTCTCCAAATTATGTTATTGATGATTGAATAGCCTTCTAACTCTAGAGCAACACCAATTGCATAGACACTATGGAGAGTAGACGAAATCATAATTGTTCCGTTGTCCTTAAGGACTTCTCTGCATAATGCTATCCACTTTCTATGGTATTTAATTCGGTCTTCAATCGTTTTTGAATAGTCCCATTCACCTTTATTAACGGAGACCTGCTTTCCGTTCTGGCAGCTAATTCCACCACTAGAAAGGAAATATGGGGGATCGGCAAAAATCATATCGACAGATTTTGGTTCTATTTTTTTAAGCAATTTAAAAGAGTCTCCTTTTAGGAGTGTGAAATTTTCTTCCTGAAAGTAGATATCTCTTTTTGTATACATATTAATAATTGGTAATAATCACTTCTTCAACATCACCACGACCATCACCTTTTGAATTGATCATTCTCTTTGCGTTGATAACATGGATATTGAAGTCTTTGTATAAGTCTTGGATAAATGGGGTATTGGCGTTGCTAGCCATTACAAGTACACCCTTATCAGTCAATTCCTTTATGACATCTCTTAATCTAGTTTGTTCATCTCTTCCGAATCCACCAGCGGTATAAGAAGTGAAAGATTGTTCGCCTACAACATCGTATGGTGGGTCAAAATAAACAAAATCACCAGCTTTGGCGGTTTTAACAGCTTCAGCAAAATCTTTATTCAATAAAACAGGCCTTCTTTTGTTGAAATATTTATGCAAAGCTTGGATGTTTTCTTCATCAAAACATTTAACTTTTTCTCTTTTAGCAGAAGGAACATTGAAGAATCCTTTACCAGACACACGATACAAGCCGTTAAAACAAGCCTTATTTAAATAAACACAGCGAGCAGCTTTTTCAGGCATCGTCATTTTTGAGTATGAAGTTTTCTTTCTATCTAAGTCACGAATCTGATAGTAATAATCCTCTGAGTGGTTCTCTTCGTGTTGCTTGCAAAGTTCATAAAACTTTTTGAAGAGTCTTTTATTCCTAAGACATTTATAGACGTACATTAGTTCTTTATTGGAATCGTTGATTGTTGCATGAATAGGAGCTAACTCTAAAAGCAAAGCACCACCACCAACAAATGGTTCGTAATAATGTTTAAATTTCTTTGGTTTAAACTCTAATAGTTTATCCATTATCTGGCGTTTGCCACCAGCCCATTTAACAAAAGGTTGTAAACTCATATGTTGCTCCTTTTAAGAACTATTGATCTTAAAAATAAGAATAACATGATCTTACCAAATATTCCATAAGTTAATCTCATAAAGCACATAACCTTGATTGCTAATAAAGAGCAACCATAGTCAAGGGATATTCTTTTCTATACGCCCGTGATATAATTTTCAAAGTTCTATTTGGAGGTTGTTATGGGTAGAGATATTTATTCTTTTGTTCAGTCAGAATTATTGGATAAAAGCACTCTTCAGAAAAAACTTAGTGATTATTTGGTCGGCAAATCTTTAGCTGGCTTGCCACTAAGAACAAGGTCTAAAGTGCTTAAATCATATGTTTGTGAGGCTTTAAATTACGATATACCAAGCAACTTTTTGAAGACAAAGCCTAAGTTTCCATGCCAACAATTTGACGTTTACACTCAAAAATCTAATAACTTGCAGATATGGAATGATGAGATTTCTGCTGATAGAAGATATGTTCTAGTAAGAGTAAACGAGGAAGATATCGTTACACAAATAAAAGTAATAGACGGGGAGGATTTAAAGGCTTTAGACACAACTGGTAAACTAACAACAAAGTATCAAGCCAGAGTCCCTCAATCTTTTCTAGGCGAAAGGTACACAGATGATGCACCAGAATTGAAACCCTTTGTGAAAGAAAAGGTTAATGACGTTGCTTTCTCACCATCAAGTGACCCAGACTCAGATAGTTTAATGTCTATTAAGGCTTTGTACACAAAACTATCCTCCTTAATTGGTAAACGCATAAAAACAGACAATTTGGTTCAGGAAAGAACTACTGCTGATGATGCACATGAATTGGTATGCCGCTGTCTAGGCTACGCTGTCTTTACAGACGATGGTCAATTCCCAGATATTCCGAATCAATTACTAGAAGTTAAGCTCCAAATGTCCCCAACCATTGATTTAGGATTGCACAAACCAGACAGCAATGAGTTGACTGCTTTTCGTCTTTCTAACGTGAATATAAAAATATCTATGTGCCGCTACTTGGTTTTAACAGCACATAGAATAAATGAATATGAGGTTGAAATCGACGATTTATTTATTACATCAGGCCTAGATTTCTTCAGTATTTTCACACTGTTTGGTGGCAAAGTTCAAAATGCGAAACTCCAAATACCACTACCGTCGAATTTTTGGGATTAATTTTTAACACCGAACCCTTCTAATACCAAGTCATTGATTTCTTTTATGAGCGAATCAGTGACTTTTTTTGAACTGATAATTCTCTTTGTCAGGGCGATTATCTTTTTGCTAACTTCCTCTTGAGGATTCAAGATTGGAAATAGTGAAACATATTGAGACATAAAGCGACGTCTTCCGGCATAAAGCTGATTGTGGAATTGCAAATCATAATAATGTTCTATAAATGTTGAATTAGAAATGGCTAAGGCCAAATAAATAGAATCTAGCGTCGTTGCTGGGAAGAAATCAATCCAATAGCAATCACCATTGACCACAGCTCCTGAATTATCAAACCAAAATGTTGGATGTTCACATATGTCCCTAAACACGATTTTAGGCTTGTCCCATTGAGCCGGACTGTGTGGTACCCAAATTTCATACCACTCTCTATGAGCCTCGGCAAGGTAACTCCTTCCTGCAAGAGTTTCATAATGTGATAGCAAATATTTTTTGGCCTTTGGATAATCATCTAAAGAGACCAATCTTTTTTCACCATCTACATTAATGTATGGGTATAGTATTTCAAATGAATCTTCTTTGGAAGAAATATAATTATCCGCTATTCGATGAGTGATGAGCTTTCTCAGTAATTCAGGTTTCTCAGCACCCAATTCATCCCATTTTTTTGAAATAAATACTTTATCAGCGGTCGTTTTTACACCAACACGAATCTTTCCTAAATCCTGTAAATAGCAGAAAGTGTGTTTTGATACTGTTTCCAAGAAAGAATTGTTGTCGGAAGAAATATTCGACCAGCTAGAATCTGTTATTTGTAAACTGCCATATTTAACATCAAAGAGATGATCATCCTTAACAGCAACAGTTTCTAAACAATCTAAAGCTGTAAAAATGTCGTTAATCTTTTCGTTGGATGCGACATCTTGCTTAGCATAAATAGAAATGAAGTCACAAGACTGCTCTTTTCCATTTAGCACATATTCCGGTGACATAATCAATACAACAGGCAAAACAGCAGCATCGAACATCTTTGAATCGCCAAAATCAATTATTTTAATTAACCTGTAATTCTCGCAAAGGAATGTTCTGAGATTTTTGCCTGTTTTGTTGCTCAAAAACTTATTAGATACAACGATACTTATAATTCCACTTTCTTTTACAACTTTAGAAAGCAAAACCAAGAAAATCTGATATAAATCAACTCTTCCATTTAAGCCAGCTTTTTCATTAGCAAAATCAATGTACTTTTTATCTAAATGCTGAGTTCTAACATATGGAGGATTTGAAATAACAATATCAACAAACGGCTCACTACAGTTATAAGCAAAATTAACAAAATCTTCACAACGAGCATCAACTTCAACATCAGGGAATAGTTCGCCTACCCTGTTTTTAAGGTTGAATAGGAATTCGCTTTTTATATCAAAAGCTAAAAGCTTTACTTTTTTATATCCATTTTCAAACAAAACCTCAAGCATAGCAAGGGCCAAAGATCCATCTCCGGAAGATGGTTCAAGCAAAACTATTTGTTTATCTTTTGGCTCATTAAAATGCTTTATGGCCTCCCTAGCCATATAAAGGCCAAGGGAGTCAGGAGTAAACACTACACCATTTCGTTTTATTTCGTTCTTATTCATCGCACTTAAAAGTATACCATCAGCGTACATTTTTATCGACTTAAAAAGAGATTTTTTCTCTGAAAAGGAAATAGGATGCTTTTCATCAAAAAGGAATGGTCTGATTGTGTCGTTAATTACGGTGGAACGTTGCCTAATTTCGGTGGAACGTTCTATATGGATTTCTTGATTTTTATCAAAAAATGCCCTTTTTAGCTAAACCGTAGAATGGGCATATTACAAAAAAGTTAGATTATATCTAAAGAAAAAGGACTGACACGTTTGTATCAATCCTATGTTTCTAAGTTGGTGACCATATCGGGATTCGAACCCGAGAATGCTACCGTGAAAGGGTAGTGAGTTAAGCCGCTTCTCCATATGGCCAAGTGGCGCCTACCGTAGGACTCGAACCTACGACCGATCGGTTAACAGCCGATAGCTCTACCGACTGAGCTAGGTAGGCAGCGCATATACTAGGTAAGGAGATACTTACTAGTAAAACGCAAGAAAAATAATATCACGCAAGCGTATTAATGACAAGTGGTTATTTGCTTTTCGAATTAACTAAATCGACGACATCTTTTAACGTAATTAGATGAGCGATTTCGTCGCTGGAAAATTCGACGCCTAATTGCTCTTCGATTTCAATCATTACTTCTACTAAATCAAGAGAATCAAGACCTAAATCAACCAGCTTATCTTCTTGCTTTAATGAAGAGACATCAACGCGTTTTCCTAAGATGGTTTTAACAGTATCAATGACGACCATAAAATTTACCTCGTTGTTATTATAGACAAAAACAAAAAAGTACACAAAATAAAAACGATTCCTGGCCTTGGAATCGTCTTCTGATTACGCCTCCGCTTGTTCAATAACTTCAGCAACTTGATTAGTGGCTGCGTTTGTCATCGAAGTAAAGGCGGCCGTAAGGCAAGCGCTCAATGTACCAAATAAAATTAGTACCAAAATAACGCCCAGCAAAGATCCTTTTAATTCCGACATAATCTCTCCTTTCTCACGAGTAATATCCAATCACAGCCGATCGCTTTATCGCTATTGTCATGGGTTCCTTTGAAATAATGATAGGCTTAATTTGCCGTGATATTTTGTAATCGAGAATGTCACCAAATTGAGGATGACAATAACTAAGACATTCGAAATCGACTTGATATTTATTTTCGATTTCATTAATCAAATTTTCGTCAATCGTACCATGTTGGCTAATCCGATATGATATTGCGACTGACTGAGCATCGAGGTTGCTAAACACAAATTGAACAGTAATTAAATCAATTCCAAAAGCAAAAAATAATGCTACGAAAATCATTGAAAGAATGAGACCAATTTTATAAGACATTAACCATATCCCCCACTACCGAAATAATGCTAAATGATAGGATCATCACAATCGCACCTGCTCCTATTAATGGGAATGTGGTCATTTGGGCAAGCGACCTTTGCTTTTTGAGTCGTAGTTCGCTGCTGTAATTACTTGAGACGCTTTGGAAAAGAAAAGTAAATTGATTAAGCCTTGATGAAATCTCGCCTTGATCAATCATTTGATATATCGAGAGCATCAAATTTTTCGCAATATTATTTGTGAAATTGCCTGCAAAATCAATGAATGGCTGAACGCTCTTGTCGTTATCAATACTTGTCAAAAAAATACCAATTTTATCTTTCATCCAAGCGCTCCCAAATTCGGTTATTCTTTGAAAGGCTTGATACACAGTGTTTTTGTTATCTATAAAGGTTTGAAAATAAGATAAAAGAGCGATTAGTTCTTCGTTGTGGTTTTGCTCATTTTTTCTCTTAATGGTTGAGTAATGAGAAAACTGAAGATAATTCGTAGTTGAAAGAGCAATAACACAAAGGCCGACAAAAAGAATTTCCTCTGTAACAAAAACAACAAGTCCAAAAGTTGAAAGTAAAAACAAATTTAAAAATAATATTTTAAAAATTTCTTTTTTATAAGAAAAACCAAGGTCTTCGATTTGTTTTCGCCACTTACTTTGTCTCATTGTACCAACCTCTTATATTTATATTTGTCATCCGTCTCGTAAGTATTTCGATTGAAAAAAGAAGGATGACAAAGATTCCAAATATTGCATATGGATAGAACACCTGACGAGTAATCGAAGAATAAAAATCAGCTAAGACAACACGTAAAATAGTGAGAATAAATAAGGAAAACACCCATAGAAGGCAAAATTCGATTCCGCTTTTCCTATTCTCGCTTTGACAATAAAGAATATACTCTTCAGATTCTCGACAGGAACCCATCAAATAATTCGACATTTTTATAATATCTCCTCCTTGTTCGCACCATAATGCGATTATGTCGGAAAATAGATAGTAGATATGGAAATGAAAATATTTTTTTAGGTAAATAATTTTCTCGTTCTCGGTTAAATCTTCAATTCCGTCTTGCGAATCGAGAAAACTCCTTCCAAGCCCCTCGCTTGAAGAAGAAAAAGCATCAACTATAGACTCTTTGACACTTAGAGAAACAATAAAGTTATTAATGAAAAAATAACAGCTGTGGAACCGTTTTGTCATCACGAGGTATTTATTAAATCTTCTATTGATAACGAAAGAAAAATATAAAATTGTCATCCCAGCTACAATAAGGGATATGAGAAAATTATCGGTCGCAAAATACCCAATAAAGCCAAAAATTGTCCCTAGTACCAATCCAATAATTACGCTGTTATTCATGAACGAACTCCTTCAAGAACGTTTTGTTAAAAAGGGAGTTTTCCGACATTAAATTCAATGTTTCAGCTGCTTTTTGTGGAAATTTTATATAAACATGCTTTGCATTTTTCCATTTGTATAGATAATTGATTTTGCCGCCTTCATCGATATAACAAACACTTTGAATCCGTCTATTTATTTCTCCATTTAAGTCTTCTTCCTTAATGAGATATACGTAGATGCGAAAATGATATAAAACATCTTGTAGTGTGTCGTCATAACTCATTTTCTTATCGTTCATTAAAATCATTCTCACCATACGAGAGGGCATGCTAGACACATCCAGTGCATGAATGGTCGTGATAATCGGATGACCAGTCATCGCTGAATTTAGCACTTCAATCATCTCGGCGCCCCTCGCCTCTCCGACAATTAACCAATCTGGAGAGCTTCTCAAGGCATTTCTAACCAATTCTTGGATCGAAGAAAGACTATTCCTTTCATCGGCTTGCCACGTATTTATGTCGAGCGATGTTTGCTCACGAACTTGTTCAAGTTCCAGCACATTATCGATTAGAATGATTCGTTTATAACATGGAATTTTTCTAAGCAAATACTTTTGAAATTCGGTCTTACCACTACCAGTTAAACCTCCTATAACAATTGAAACATTGGAGTAAAGAAGTGTTTCAAAAAGCGAAATTAATTCACTCGTAAGAAAAGAACTACTATCAGTAATTCGCGGTTGACAGGAGGCGATTCGAAGCGAGAAAGTCAAGGAGATTTCTTTTCCGATTCTAGCAATTGATTGATGAACCGCGTTTAGGCGATACTTACCAACTGTCACATCAAGGATGGGACATTGATATGAAAATTGTTTGTCAGTTAAATTGGCAATCTGACGAATAAAAGCTTTGATTTCATCTCTTGTTACTGAGATATCAGAAAGCTTTCTTCCATAAATATTATGAAGATAAAAAAACTTATCCCCATTATAAGAAACATCTGTAACTTCCGGATCTTGAAGAAGGAGAGACAAGAATGAATTTTCGATAAAAGAAATTGCTTTATTAATGTCCATGTTGCATGTCCTTTATTTGATAAAACATGACTCGACTATATCGAAAATTAAATATGATTCTCGTTGAGATGGTAACTTCAACAGCATCGCATTTTTCTTCCATGCAAAACGACTTATCTTCTTGATGATAATAGTAATAATCTATTGAGATATCTCGGTAATATTGTGCAAGTTCGTTTTTATAATAAGAATCTAAGGTATTTTCAAGAATTTGACGATCAAAATAGGGAGAAATAATGTCTTCGTCACCAACTAAAGGTATCGAGGCTTCAAGCAAAGCAATTGGGGTCGAAATCACAATTCGATTCATAGCAGTCAATTTTGATGTAATGGTAAATAATTGAAAGCTTAACAAGCAAGCAAGGAGAGAAAGAAAAGCGGATATCATTGAGAAACACCACCAATAACGCAATAGTCACTGCTTGAGCAAGGCCCGATTAAACTTTTTGTGACAGTAAAATTTACTGTCCAAACAAACCGAGATTTATTTGCACCTAATCCTTCAATTGCAAAACTAAAATTTGTATTCTCGAAAATATCCATTTGATTAATTGGAAGATAGAAATAAGATGTTGCCACAAAACCTCTTTCTTCTTTCAGTGACATATCGAGACTAAGAGGGTTAACATACATGATGTCGGGAAAAGATAGATAATACGTTTCAGCGTTTTTTATCAAAGATAAGGGTATAATTTTTTGGCCTGTTTCATCGGCAGGTAGATAATCAAATGAGGGCACATCATCAGGAAGAATAATGTATGCCTTCTGATATGTTAAAAAATTCACATAGTGATAGGTGAACCTAAACTGTTTTAGACTAAGCTGATAATAAGTATCGAAGAGAAAATAATCAACAAACTCATCAAAAACATATTCTTCTTGATATGTATCTACTTGCGAATTGTTAAAACGAAAGCATGTTGGATTTTCTCTAATGCTCTTTTCTGAATAGTCAATTGGGTTATATTCTTTTGCTGAGAGTGGAAAAATTGAGAAATTTAGAATTTTTAATAGGTTCAAATTATTTGCATCAATCAAACAAAATTCAATATTCATACCATCTTCATCTAGGTGTGCGTGGGTAAGCAAAGTAACATTTAAAATGCCCGTCTCATTTTTCGAAATCGTTACATTGTTGCTTTTCGATTGAGATAGAGAATTATTATCTTGATCCAGAATTTTTAAAAGGCAAAAAACTTCCTGTCTAATATAAGAAGATCCTGTGACGCGGATGACAATATTTTGATTATCTTCATATTTCTGAAAAGGCCCATAAGTTTGAGAGGAAAATGTATACGCCGACACAGGGGCGGCCGAGAGAAAAAAGGGTATTAAAAGAAGAAGTAATAATGCGAATGATGCTGTTTTAATTTTCATAGGCTTCGAGGAAATGTGTCATAGCTTTCCTCTTATAACGATAATAAGTGCATTTGGGATAAATATTCGCCCACCAGAAAGGATAGCTTTCATCGAAAAAATCATTGTTGATAAAATCTTTTTCGACATTATCTAATTGATCAAAAGCTCTCTCTACACGAGATATCAAAAGATGATAAGGGCTGAACGCATCTGGTTCTCCTGATGAAAATGAATAAATGTTAGTTTCGCTAATCTGTTTCTTGCTCGAAAAGTACATCGAGGCAATTTCTTCGATTTGATGTGATAAATGTTTGAATACTGCATGAGGTGATTGTTTCATAATGACTCCTAATTAACTTTGTTATCTCAAAAAAATGGAAAAGTTGGAATTTTTCTAAAAAATGTCGCACTTTTCTCTTTTTGATGTTTTTAATTAGGCAAACTTATATAATATTTCCATGATTGTTTTAGCAGGTGCTAGCGCAAGCGGAAAGACGGAAGTCGCCAAAACATTAGCAAAAAAATACGGCATTACAAAAATGATTACAACCACTACTCGTCCAATGCGGGTCGGAGAAGTAAATGGGCGAGATTATTTCTACGTGGATAAAGAGCTCTTTGAGCAAATGTTAAGAGAAGACCGCTTTGTCGAACACACAATCTACAACGGGAATTTTTATGGATCAACAAAAGACCAAATCGCCCCTGGAAGATGTATCGTCATCGATCCAGCCGGATTAAGAGCCTATATTGCTTTAAACGATCCCAATATCATTACTTTTTTTCTCGATTCTACCGAGACAACTCGCTATAAGAGAATGATAGAAAGAGGAGATCCTGACGACTTAGCACACAAAAGACTCCTGCACGATCGAACTGCTTTTGCAAAAGAAAACATCCCAGAGGTTGATGTCCACATCAATTCTGAGACTCAGACAGTTGAAGAAGTCGCAGATGAAATCAAACGCATTTACGATGGAATCGTTCAATCTCGTGGTTTGAAAAGATAATCGTATTTATAAATAGTTAAAGGATTAAAGTAGGCGGTGCAGTGGTAACCGTCTTCTTTTTCTTTAAACTTTTGGACGTAGTTATCGAACATAAAGGCGGAAAAATCTTTCTCAAACGGAAAAACAATATTTTTTCTCTTCCATTTTTTAGCAATGTTTTGGGAAATGAATTTTATTATCTCCGAAATATTACTTTCATTTGGTAATAAGCAGGAATAGAGTTCGTTTTCTTTTGGAAGAGTGGTTGGAGTTCCAGCGACCTGATCATATTTATTATATAAAAAGAGGGTGGGGACATTCTCGACACCAAGTTGTGATAAGACATCAGCGGTAGTTTGAATGTGTTCCTCGTAATGGGAATCAGAGAAATCGACTACCTTGACAATCAAATCCGCCTCTTTAATCTCCTCAAGAGTAGAACGGAAGGCTTCAATTAAATAAATTGGTAGTCGCGAGACAAATCCGACAGTGTCAGTAATATAAAAAGCAGGATATCCGTAGCAGTTAATCAAGCGAGTAGAAGTCTGCAATGTGGCGAAAACATCATCTTTAACTAAAACTGCTTTATTCGGATGACTATGCTGATAGCTTAATAACGCATTAATAAGAGATGATTTACCGGCGTTGGTGTAACCTACTACCGCAACCTTAGGAATCGGGGATTTGTTTCTCTTTGCTCGAGATATCCGACGAGATAACTTGATGGTTTCTAGTTCGCGTTTTTTCGCAACAATTTTGTTTTCAATTTGACGTTTACTCAATTCGATAGCTTTTTCGCCTTCGCCCTTATTTCTTCCTGTGCCGGAAGTGATTTGTGAATAAGACGCCATTGCATCGACGAGTTGGTTGCTTGTGTATCTCAGCTTAGCTATCTCGACCTGCAATTTCGCTTCTTTGCTCTTCGCATTATCTTCAAATATTTTGAGAATAATTGTGCTTCGATCAATTACCGGCATTTCGAGAATATCTTCCATTATTTTCTTTTGCAATGGGTTGATATCATCATTGACAAGAACGTAGTCAAAGGATGGATATTTGTCTGTTTTTTCATCATTATTACGAATTATTTCACGAATTTCCATAATTTTTCCCGAACCAAAGAAAGTATGCTTGTCCGGTTTATCAAGTTTCTGAGAATACTTTTCGATAACTTTGTAACCAGCATTCCTGGCTAGGCTAATGAATTCGTTTAAATAATAAAGATCATCATTTGACTTAGAAAGATAAAATACAGCAGCGTTTTTCTCATTTAGCATAAAATTTTTCCAATATATCTAACCCATCAATTACGATACGATAATCAACGTATTTATTCTTCAAGTTATGAAGGCGAGGATACCCGCCAATAGACATAATTCCGCGCGGACGGTAGTAGTTTCCATTAGCGACTTTTTGAGTAGTTAAATAGCAAGCAGAAAGACATGCTTTTCGCGTATTTGGCAAGCCAATTGCCATCGCGTAACTCGCAATTGTTTTAAACCACTTTTTATAATTGCGTATGATACCAGTGCTCGAGACTCCTGGCTCACATAACAAGTACTTAACGTTTGGGTTTTGGTTAGAGAGTGAATAAAAATAAAACGCTTCTGTCAGTCCTAATTTTGAGTATGAGTATTGTTTCATCGGTCCGTTTTTAAGATTTAATAAGGATTCTTCTTTATTTTTATATCGGACAAAATGATAGGCTAGAGAACCGTGCAATATGATTCGTTTTTCACTTGTCGCATTAACTAAATAGCCCTGCAGCAAGTGAATTAAATATAAAGGTCCTAAAAAATTTGTTCCAATCGTTAGAGGGATACTGTTTTCAAATTTATCATTCTTCTTGGGATGAAAGATTCCAGCATTAAGAATGAGAGCATAAAAATCACTATGTTCAGTCATCAATGATTGAGCGAAACTGGAAATCGAAGAAAGAGACGCTTGATTGTAGAGAATGATGTCGATGCGTCCGTTAAGATGCTTTGCCTTCAACAAAGCGCGGGCTTCTTCTGCTCTTTTTTCGTTGCGACACGCCATGACAATATGGGCTCCCTTTTGGAGCAATATATCACAAATCGAAAAAC